TAGTGGTGGGCATCACATCTATCCGTCTTGCACTCATTCCTGAATTCCTGTATTCTTATATCAACAGCGAGGGGAGAGGAATCCTGAAATGATGACTCGCAACGTAGCCGCCAAGTACAACATCGAGAACACCACTGAGGGTGGGATGGAGGAGAGCGTGTATCCGCGGTTCTGTTTGACGCCTAAGATGATGGAAATTATCGCGTCTTATGGCGGGGTAGTTTATTTCATTGACGCGAACCGTTGCAGCGTTAAGGTCAATGGAATTATGATTACTATTGGTAGGAAGTATGATTCGTGGCTTGCTACCAGTAGTTCTCAAAGGTTTTACGATTGGGCGGGAAAGTTTGGTAAACCGATTAAGCGTGGGGAAGTTATTAGACTTAGCGAACTGCAAATGTACGGGGCTTTATGTTACATTGGCTCCACCAAGATTTCTGAGGAGGAAAAGTGAAACGTCCTGACATGATGATGCTGGCAATTCTGTTTTGTGTGGCGATGATTATTGTGATGACCATCGGGTTCACGTTCTTCGCGCTTGGAGTTGCCACCACCTACATCCCAGTGCAATACTGATCTCGTAGGTCCTCCTCTCCTACGGCAAGGCCCCGGCCACCATGACGGTGACCGGGGCCTTTCGGTGCGTGCTCAGACCTGCTCTGAGACGTCTGCTAGGGCCTGCCACGCGGCTTGCGTGGCCGGACCCCATACACCGTCGTCCTCGACTCCCAGAGCGCGCTGCATGGCCTCAACAGTCCTGTCATGGGCCGCCATACTGGCCTCACCCCAAACACCGTCCTGAGCGGTCCCTACGACCTCCTGAGCGTATGCCACGCCGAACGGGAACGACTGCCCGCCCCACGCGGACGCGCTCACGACGGCCAGGACGCGCTGCCTGGTGTCAGGTCCGATCACACCGTCAGGGTAGGCGCCTACGGCACGCTGTAGGTCCTCCAGGCGCCTCGTGGGCTGGTGGACAGACCCCACGCCCGTGTCGGTCCACGGGAAGCGGATGCAGTGGCTGATATGGGCCCAGGGACGGTGCTGACGCATGACCAGTCCCCCGTCGTCCCAGGAGTACTCCGACGTGTTGAACTCGATGGTGTTCACGCCGTCAGTGCTAATGCTCTCCACGACTCCGATATGGTCATCCTCACCGTCGTCGTGCCAGTCAAAGGTGACCATGTCACCGGGGCGCGCGGCGCCGGGCTCCACGAGCCAGCCGCGAGCTCGTGCCGTGTTCACGCGTGCTGGGACGTAGGCAGAGTCAAAGTCGGTGACACCGACCTTGCGTAGGCAGTAGGTCATCCCCATATCGCAGAACGGGACACCGCTCTGTCCGAACACGGCGCCGTGGCGCGTGGCGTAGTCGCGCCCGTACTTGGTGCCCGCCGCCTCATCGGTCCATCGGCTGTACCCGATTTCCTCTGCGCATGCGTCAATGAACTGCTGTGCGGTAGCCATTAGAGTGCCTCGTGCTTTCCGGGAGTACGGTCAGTGTTGACAGAAGCGACGGCGAAGAACGCGGCGCCGATTGCGGTGAGCGCGGCGGTCTCATCGCCCTTGAGGTATCCCTTGACGGTGAGGTAGGCCATGACGGCGATCATGAGGTTGTAGCACCACATACGGGTGGTGGGGGACGTGACGGTCTCGATGATCTTATTCATTGTTGATCCTTTCCAGAATTTGGTTCAGTAGGCGGGTGTGCTCATCAAAAGCACTTGTGCCGTGATTAGGCTGAGAATTAAAAGCAGCAGAATTAACCTTCTTCTCAATACTGTCTAACCTTTCCATTACCCCCAATCTTCCGGGGACACCGGGACGGGCAGGCTCTCCGTGCCAGTCCTCGAGCAGACACTCTAGCGACCTGAACTGTCGGTAGGTCCATCTGCCTACGGCGATGAAGGTTGCCGCTATGGTGATGAGACCGACAATTATTCCGATATCAATATGGGACGTCATTTGAATACTTCCGTGAATGTATTTCGGGACTTTGGGGAGTCAAACAGGATAAGCCCTCTTCTCCACCTGTTCCTCAACATTTGGAGAATTCGATCATTACTTTTTACATAGATGTCACCCTCTTTCATCGTCTTGTGGTCAATGCAGTACATAACCTCATTCTTGGGCCTGTACTCCTGAATAGTAAACATAGGCAGGTCGGTCCAGACGGAGAAGCAACCATTACGTGTGCGTATGGTGCAATAATATTCAGCCTTACCGCTTTTCTTACCGATGAAGTCGTCAGTGTTGTCCTTGAACTTATTACTGATAGCATACTCGGCATAAGACTCATCGGTGCTCATCACGAACTTACCAAAGCGAGTGTTAGCAACGTCATTCTTGAACTGAGTATCATCCGCGAAATGGCAGACGATAAAACCGTCCCCAACCTTGACGAACTCAGAGTTCGGTCTCAGGTCCCATTTGAGCATGTACGGGTTCATAATGCTCGCAGAGTTGGAGAGCATAAAAACCGTTGTCTTGTCCTTGTACCTGTCAACAGTCAGATAAAAATTATTGAAGACACGCACCTCATCATCAAGGTACCGAATCTGAGGGTTCTCGATGATGAACTCATCAAAAATGACAGTGGTGACCAGCGGGTACGCCGTCGATTTCTGGGCCTGAGACGTGCTGAGGACAGAGAAGTACCCGATGGTGTCCCATTTCTTGTCACCCTCCATTCGCATCACAGCATCGTTCCCGTGAACGGCGAACTCATACCCCGGGAACTCATGGGCAATATCGTCGAAGAACGTGAACCGCCCTTTCTGCTCCACGCGGTGACGGCGTAGGTAGATGAATTGCTCACCTTTCTTGATCGCGTTACTGATAGCGATCTTCTTAGCACCGTAAGTCTTACCGGTACCGCGACTGCCTACGATCATGAGATAACGCGCACCGTATGAACGAATACGACTGAAATCGTAATAGTGAGTGATCTTTGCGTTCATTCCTCCCCCTACAGGATGTGACGCCTAACCGTCCACCAAGCGGCGTCGTCAAGCATAAAGATAGAATTAATGTGCGGACCGGGCCTAGGCCCACCGTGACCAATAGTGTGAGAGCCGTCCCCGGTATACATCTCTACATGGTCCGTGTGCGGATATCCGCCGCCCCAACTCATGACAATCATATCCGCCGTGGTCATCTGCGCAATCTGCGCAGGGGTAGGGTGCCCGTAGCCCCTGACAACCTCTGTGCCACGGTTGTACTGGTCACCCGTCCACGTGCCGACGTTGATACCCACCGTATCCATATAAGCCCGGTAGATAGTGCTGGAACAGTCACCGAAACCGGATTGGTCAGGGTTAAGACGACCAGGCGCTTGCAGATAAGCAAACTTCATCTGCCTGTCATACATCCATTTATAAACAGCCCAGCGCTTCGACGCCGCGTCTCCTCCCCCACCACCAGCAGGAGGAGGTGTCGCCCCTCCCCCGGCGTTGCCCGGAGTCGCCGGGCTGCCCCCGTTGCTCACAGTGTTCGATCCAGTCAACCACTGACGGCTGTTCCCCGTCGGATAACCAGTGACCACACCTGAGGTGGTGGTCAGGTGCAGCAGCCCGCTCCCGTCCGTCCAAGCGCGCGTGAGCGAACCGGCGTTGGAGCCGCCGTTGGTCGCTCCCCCGCTGCCACCGTTTCCAGGACGGGACGGTGTTGCGGCGCCGGGTGTGGACACACCGGACGTATCCTTGTTCTTGATAATTTGGTACGCCTGGTTGTACCTGTTCGGGTACTTGCCCAATACGCCGTCATTCAGAGTTGCGTGGTGAAACGCGTCCAATGAGGCGTTACCGCCGACGTTGTTAGCGACACGAATCGCGTAGCGCGGTCCTTGGTGGTAGGCAACGCACCAGTAGATGAACGAGTCGGTGTTTGTGTTCGGGTCAATACCCAGATTCTTGGCCGCCGTGAAATACCCCTCAAGGTCAGCCACCAACTGGGCATCCTGCTCTTTGGCGCCTGCCCTCAGCAGAGGGAGAAGTGATTCTCCCTCTGCTTTGGACAACCACCTGTTTGTCCACCACGAGTCGTTTCCGTGGGAGGACAGGTCGGCTTTAAGGGATGAGGCTACACCGGCGAACTCTGTTGCGTGAGCAGCAGCCATTTTCTTAATGATGTCTGCTGCTCGCGGACCGTACCACTGCGCAATTCCTACAGTAATAGGGTCGTTGTAGTTGATTGAGTCGTATTTCATTGACGACTCAACCGTGCCGATAGCCTTAATGGCTACCTTCTTTGCAGTCTCATCCCAAGCCACTTGAATCTCCTAGAAAATACGGTAGGTCATGTTAACCTGATATGTCTGGTTAGCAGACAGGATATCACCCGCGTGCATCCCACCGGTCTTAGCAACATAGATGTACTTGTAAGTACGGTCATTGCCGATAACCGGGGACATAACACCGTCATACGGGCGCGCCCAACCGGGGAGGTCCATTAACTTAACGTCATATCCCGCATTAGACGCACCGATCTTGAACGTGCCCTGAATGTTCACAAAGTCGTCATGACGCTCACAGTTCAAATAGTTGTAGTCACGCTGAATCGCGCTGGCCGAAAGCGTATGTAGGTCAAACGACGGGGGATTCAGGAACGACGGGCCGCCGTTAATCCAATTGATAAACAACTGCTTGACATGCCTATACCCCGCCGCCGTCATGTGAACGTTGTCCACGCCCTGGTCCCACGACTTAGCCTGTTCCTTACCGAAATGCAGCCATGACCTAGAGCCCTCGCACACAATGGCACCGAACGGCTTGCCCGCTGCAATAACCTCATAGGTACGAGACACACAACTACGGGCCATCTGAACATACTCATTCAGCGACGCCTCGTTATACGTGACGGGCAGGACGTAGATGGTCGCGTTGGGGAAGTGCTGACGAACCAGTGAGAAGAACGTGCCCGCCTGGTCGGTGACGGAGTTCTGTGCTCGAATATCGTTCAGCATGTCAATGAGGAAGACATACTTGGTGGCACGCCTTTTCTCTTCTGTCATTCGGGAGCGGGCGTTATTCACCTGAGTAATGAAGTTGTTATCAGGCGTGCTTGTGAAACCGCCACCTCCAATGGCGTACACATTGGGGGTGACACCCATATCCCTACACAGTTCCTCGGTCCAACGAAACGCCTCAATAGTGGCATTGGAGGAACCAAAGACGACACCCTCAGTGAGTTTAGGGTCCTCAAGGAACAGGTCATTTGCTTGCGCTTTGGTGTAGTAGTTGTTCAGGATATTCTGAATATCCGATTTAACATTCTCGATAGCCGCGTCAATCTTCCCGATTCGTTGCTTAGTGGCAACCTGAATCCTGGAAGAGTCCTTCATCGGAGCGTCGACAAAGTCGCCGTTCTCGATACGGTCGAAGCGTGCATCGACAAGTCGCGCCTTGAACGACTCGATAAGACTGTTCATTGCTGCGATCTTCTCATCGGTGCTCCGACGGGAGTCGTTCAGGAATGACTCAAAGTCGTCCAACTTTTTCTTGGAGTCCTTAGACCACTGCTCGGCAATCTCGTTAATCCGCTTGACCATCCCCTCCACTTCCTTGCCGAAACCCTCAGCATAGGTGATGGTCTCAATCACGGCCTTACGAATACGCTCAAGAATCTCGAGAACGGTCAGACCGTTGTTATAGGTGAACGGCGTGGAATATGGCGTTGTAGGTGGGTTCAAGCGGTATAGAGCGGCGTCAATAGCGCTCACCCGGGGGTCGTTAGTATCCATACCAATCTGCTCCAATCATGTCAGTAGGCGGCGTCCAAACCAGCATAAAAAGCGGCTCAAGTTGAGCAATCACCATCATATCAACATTAACAATAGCTTCGCGGTGCGCCTGAATAAGCGACGCCATAGACCCCGAAAAACCTTCCTGACTAGCACTACCACTACCGTCGCTAGATGACGTGCTGGACTGAGAGCCGCTCCCCTCGCTGGTCGACTTGACGCCAGTGAGTGACGTTGAGTCGGCCGCACCTGTCGCATAGTCCCCGTTGCCGGAGAGCATCACCTGAGGTGTCTCAGACTGGACTGCCCGGGACTTAGCGTCAGTGGATGACGTGGAGTTCCCGCGCTCGCTGGTCTCGCCAGTGGTTCGTGTTGAGCCGGTAGAAGTGTTCTTTGAGGTCATGCGGACGGTCAGGAACGGGTCTCGCTTGGTCAGTTCGGACTCGTACATCTGGTTGTAGTAGGGCATGATCTCATTCATCTTAACCTTTAACTGGAAAAGGAAGATATCAATGGTCTCGTGCCCTATCTCGTTAAACCAGAAATGAGTTTTGATCTTAGAGTTCAGGGTTGAACGGTAATCCTCCGAGAAAATAGGGTAATGGGACAGAGCGTCGTCTATCAGTCGTTCGTCGATCTTTCTCAGTTCTGTCGTGTAGTTACTCATTAGGCCCTCCCAGATCGGTGCTGTTAACGGATTCCTGGTCAGCGAACGGGTTCATCTCAGTCATCGGGTTCAACTCCTGCATGTCCGTAGTGCCGGCTGAGTCATCGAGGTTCCACGTAACGTCAACATTCAACCCGTACTTGGCGTTGATCCACTCGCACGCATACTTGCGGGCTTGCAGGTTGACGGCGCGCATGGCAAGCACCTGACCGGAGGAACCACTAGCCTCCTCAACGACCATTCGCTCTTTCTTAGAACTATTGACGTTCATGATTCCGAGCAGGGTGAGAGCCTCGTTCCAGGTCTTAACCTTTGCTTCCATCACGTTAGGCAGATAGTCCTTATTGATTCCCGTGGAGATGGAACCAATCTTGTCCTGCAACGTTCCCATACCGGTTACGGAGTTGACCTCCGCAATCATCGGATTACCCTCAGCCAATTGCTTGTACGCATCCATAACCGACTTACGTTCGTTCGTGTCAGCCGTCAGGAGGACAGGAACTCTCATGTGAATGAGGTCAATCTCAGTTGTGGTGTCAATCTCTGCAAGACGGTTAGCATACACGCCGATAATGTCGGTATCTCCGGTGCGCAGATAGTTGTTCCAGATAGGAACACAGAGATCGGCCTTCATTGTCTTGTTAACCATTGTGTTTCCGTAGACAATGAACTCTGTCGGGTTATTGTACATGTTAGGCGTGCCCATACCGGAACCGCGTAATGCGAAATAACGGCTAAACTCATCGTCCCAGAAGAAAACACTCAATCCTTGAGAGAACAGCGTCATCTCAAGGAAACGCGGGTCAATCTCCTCGGGAAGACCGGTCCAGTGGTACCGGTTCATACACATTTCGGACAGTACGCGAGCATACATCCTCGTAAGAACCTGACGGCGATACTTGCCCGGTTCGACGGTCATTTCCTTAAGGAAAGGCGCGTAGATCGCCTCTCCAACAAAATCTGTTCTACTCATGCCAAATTCCCGTTCTTGTCCCAGATAATAGCCTCATTGTCGATTGAAACATCTCCGTAGAACTCACTGTCACTCATAGGCGAGTGCCAGACGGTGACGCCCTTTTCAAGCATACCGCGAAGAGTGTCGATATATGTCTGAGGGCAGGCGGATGAAACGATCCTGACGTCCTGACACTTCCAGTAAGAGAAGCGTGTCATCGCTTGCAACCTATCCGGCAGTTGCGATAGGAAGAAATCACATGCATACCCGTAACGCTCCCAGAACTGGCCTTGCCGACGGATGACGTCCTGGCCCACCATCTTAAGTTTCGCAAAGATTAGTGCACCGTTCATAATCCAGTTAAAGGGGTCTCCACCTGTAGCCCCGGATACAGACGGTGACGTGATCTGCGCATCCTTAACGCTGGCATTAAGCGACGCAATCTGTTGCTGATAGTCACCCTGCGACGCCCATTTAGCCAGATCACGGTTAGCGGCCGCATTGGTACCAGCGAGAGCGTTCTGCTCACTCTGGTTAGCGCGAGTAAGGTTCTGAGAAATGACGTTGCTCAGGTTGCGGGCATTAATGTCAATACCGGTGCTGATATCAGACGTAACCTGTCCCTGAACATATCCACCCAACTGACCGATAGCACTCAACGGATTGCTTAACGCCGTACTAGCAGCCCCTCCGATACCGGAGATCGCACGATTGGCACTATTCACCTGCTGGTGGGCCATCTGAGCAGTATTGGCTAGAGCGGTGTTGAGATTCTGCGCACCTAGGTTGTTCTGCATGATCGCGTTACCAGTGCGAATGCCACGCATGGTTGCATCGAACGACGTGTCGGCCGCGCGCGTTGACTTGTCCAGTCCCCAACTAGCGGCATTACGGTTCTGAGCGATCGAGTGAGCGTGAGACGCGTACCAGATCATGCTCTGGTCATTAACAACTGGAACGTGCGGGAAGTTGTCAATAACCATTGCCTCGTTGACGTATTCGGTATCTGTCTTCCAAACAGTATCGACTTTATCAGTATTATACCCCGTAATGTAGGCAACAATTCTAGGAGACGGCGGAAGCAGGTGAGACTCCACGGAAACGTCAATTAAGTTGCTAGAATTAAGATACTCGGGACAGACCTGCATTACCTGGCCGTTATTAAATGACAGTTCAATGAACATGTAAGGCGACGTGTAGAACTTAAAGAATCTCTTAAGCCTCTTAAGGTTCTTGCCCTTGATATCATTGTTGTTCACCTTAAGAAACTCAACCAACTTATTAGGGCCGAAATGCTCTGCCACCCTAACAACCTGATAGTTGTTTGTTCTAACAACTTTCTTGAGGCCGATTGAGGACAGTTTTCCTGACATGTCCTCACCTTGAACGGTGTTTGCGGGAACATAGTAAATATCGAGAATGCCCTGAGACACCCACGGCGCCTTACTAAGTTCCTCCATAATCTTAGGAAGTTTATCTAGGTCACACATATAGTATGTGGCGCCGGAAATCAAATGAATAGACGACTTTTGATCTGTGGTCTTGAGGTGGGGGACGATACTGTCAACATTGGAACCTAGTGCCGTATTTAGCGTTGGGTTACCCGTAGTGCCAAAATCGGCGTTAAGATTCGTGGTAGACACGATGATCGCAACATAATCAAATTGCCGTTTAAAGTCGTTCAGGTTGCCCGTAATGATATTGCCGAACCAACTCCGATAAATCGCATGACGCTCACCAAGAGAGAAACTCTCTGGCTGTTTGAGCCATCTGCGACAAAACCTGACAAAGTCCCGTCCACTCCAATTGTTCGCTATCACCTTCTGAGTCTGCTCGAGACAGTGTGAGCGCTCAATATAAGCGGACCTGAACCTTACAAGGTTGTGATAGGTCTGCCATACGTCAAGGGAAACGGTGAGTTGAGTGGTCTCAGGGGCAACGTACTCCACGGACTGGATGAAGTAGAAGAATGTAGTGGCCCGGTTTTTCTGAGAAATAGGGAAAGAAGAGTTCCTGACAATGAGGTAGTTGAACGTGTTAGCCTCACTGAAAGGAATATTAATCCTGACCGGAGCATTCTGAGGGCAGTATGTGAGGTTCTTAATGTTTACTGTAGGAATATACCGGTTCTTGTTGTAATCATTAATGTACTCGATGGCTTTCTCTGGACCGTCAAACCAATAAACGTCCCTGTACATCGAGTCCCACGGCACGTTACACAAAGTAACCTCAGTGCCCGGCCCCCACACTGAATAATCGAACTGAGTGCCGAATGAGGCGCCGTTGGGCAGTGAATTAACGGTAGGCATAACTCCTCCAAACTGAAATGGGCACCGTCCAGGAGGACGGTGCCCATCAGTATAGGAGAGCGTCAGCCGTTCAGGCCAGCCACATTATCCTTGGGGACAATGCTCAACTGCTGAGTCTTAGTAACGTACTTGCCAGTGGACGGGTCGATCCAAGACACCTTGACACGCGCAATGACCAGTTGACTGGTCTCGTTCGGACTCATGTAGATAAGCCCGTCATTGTCAATGCGAGTACCGGTGTCCTTGTTGCCCTCAATGGACCACTGCTCCGTGAACTCAATGTCCTCCTGACCGGCCTTGAGCCCCGTCAGGACCGCTTCCAACTGGGCCGTTCCACCCTTGACCATTCGGGCACTGGTCTTATCCACGTTACGCACGTCCTGCTCGCTAGAGTCAATCACGAACTGGAGCCGGTCAATAGCAACAGTAGACGCAATCTCAATCGAGTCCCGAGCAGTATCGGGCGCGGTAGAGAACTTGACAATGGGTGCGAACGGGGAAGCGGAGATAATCTCCCAGTGGTGGAGGAAGAAGTTAGTCTGCCGAGAAATCGGATTGAACTCGCTCGTGGTCTCAAGGGACGTATCCGCGATGACGAAGAAATCCTTAGTGGTCAGGAAAGCCTGAACACCATTCATCGCAATATCCTCCTGACGAATCTCGATAATACGAGACGGAACGTCAGCATAGGAAACGTTGAACAGAACAGCCAGCGCGTTCACATCAAGGCCCGACTTGACCTCAGGGGTAGCGAACAGGATGAGGTCCTCAGGCTTAGCCGCAATCGGCATCTTAGCGCCGTTGAAGCGCGTGCTGAGGAACTGCATGTTACCCGCCGTAGCCCGAATCTTGCGCAGCAGAGAACGAGCCTGAGGCTCCGTAGAGTCCATCTTGGCAACGTCAGGAACGTTAACGTTGAACATCGGATACTTGTTATCCATAACCCGGAAGAGAGCACTCATCATGAGGTACTCATCCCAGTTGTCCGCCGTGGTGGGGGAGGACATGATCTGCTGCGTCAACTGGTCAAGCCCGGACGGATCAAGGAAAGCACGCTTGAGCGTGTTATCGTCAATCGTGATCTTGTAAAAGTCCTCACGGTCCACAGTGTGGAAAGCGGTAGCGATATCGAGGTCGGCGCGAGCGAAGATGTCGCGCTCAAGATAGTCACGGTCATGGCTGTAGTGATTAGCCTTGACGATACCGACCTGAATCTCCTCGATGGTGTCGCCGAACTCGAGAGCACCGCGCTTGAGTTCACTCAGAGGGTTATACCAGATCGAGTTGCGAGCATACACGAGCCCGATACGGTTAATGAGAGACTCAATGAACTCGTTCTTGTGGGGACGGAAACTGAAAATCGCATCAGCAACGTCCGCCACATTACCCTTAGTCGCAGCAGGAATTCGCTTATGGTAGTCAAGCGAAGCGTCATTGCGAATAGCGTTAAGAATATTAACGTTATCCGCGTTGCGAACCTTACCGTAATACCGTCGTGCCATTACTTCTTCTCCTCATCGTCAGAGTCGCTAGTGGAAATGAGGTCATCAAACGTCACGCCCTCGTAATCGGCCGCACCATCCTCACCCGGCATCTTACTCACAGCATCGCTAGGGTCACTACCCGGCTGCGCCATAAGCAGGTCATAGTTCTTACCCTTGAGGTCAGAGATCATCTTCTCTTTCTCCTCAAGCATCGAATTAAGATCGGTCATCTTGGAATCGAAACCACCAGCAAAATCGGTCATCTCGTTCCAGATGTTAGAGAGATTATCGAGCGTATCGGAATGGTCCGCTCCGAGAATCTCCCCCAAACCACTAAGGGCAGCGCCGAACTTACCCCCAATATCATCAAGAAACCCCATTTATCTTCCTTTCCGTGCACAAAAAGATATGGTGGGCACTTACGTACCCACCATATCACTGCGGAGAGAGACCAGACAGCCCCAGGAGGTGTCAGCCCATCAAGTACCGGGCGGTTTCAGCCGGTGACATCCCGGTCACTTGCCAGTGCTCGCCTTAATCTCCTCCACGCCCTTAGTGACAATCTCCGTCAGAATCTCGGGAACCTCACGACGCAGGGTCCAGTGAGCCTCATCGAGAGCGGCGGCGATCTCCTCGGTGACGGTAACAGTCAGGTTCTTGTGTCCAGCCTTGACGCGTGCCATTTCAGTTTCTCCTCTACTTGAGTGTGAATGATGTGCTCGCAAGTACCACACCACCGGGTACCCGCTTAGGAATGAGTTTACCGTCCCAGGTTCGCGGTGTCAACATGTCCTCCAATCGAACTTGAGCGGCAATCTCGGCCGGTAGTCCTGCAATGTGAACATCGTCATGGTCGCCGAACCTCTCGCAGTACTGCTTCGCGCGCAGGAACACGGCATCGTCGAACGGTTGTCCGTCGTGCTCCACCTTCCAGGCGCCCAGTTCCGTCGGATGCAGATACAGGTCAGGCTCCTCGGGACCTAGGAGGTGTAGGGAGTCCGTGTCGCAGTACAGGAATCGGTCGTAGTTTGCTTGAGCGCTGTTAATGAGGTCCTGGCGGGCGTAGGCAGTGATGAAGGCGCCCATGGCCGTGTATACAGGGTTGCTCTCCTCGTGGTCGCACATTGTGAGTTGAACGGTACCGTTCTCATCAAGGTATGGGCGCTTACCGGTAACGTCGGTATTCTTTGCAAACTTTCCGTACAACGAGTTAAGGTGTAGTTTAGCAATGGTCCTTGCCCCTCCGGTGCTATTTGCTTTAACTGCCATCCACTTATCAATGTAATCGTTAAACAGCCCCTCTGTCGCTTTGAAATTCCAGCAACCGCTAATCGAGTAAATCGTTATGTCGTACTGCTGCATCCACAACTCAAGGTCAATAGACGTAATAGTGACCGTTGTAGGTTCCGGTACCGACTCAAGGAACTCGTTAGCGTTGAACTGTAGTGAACGCTTAAGTTGAATGCAGGGCAGGTGTCCCGGCTTGAGTTTTGCAGTGAACGTGATCGAGATTGTGTACAGGTCGGCATCGGGGTCCTCGCTCTCAGACCACCAAGGTCTCCCGTAGGGGAGTGGCTTAGTCCTCATCACCCACGGATACATTGAGTTCTTGTCAATGACAATTCCAGGACCGGTCCTTTTTCTCGCCCATTTCTTTGACGGCATTGCGATACCTCCCCTGTATGCCGCCCTGATATCATCATCTACTGTCTTCGACAGAGTTGGGAACGTCCTGCTGAATCCTTTCCCGTGTAGAGACTTGAACTCTGCGAGTGAATCGGCTCCAACGGTCAGTTTGGTCATTCCGCTTGCGAGAACTACACGCATGGCTTGAGCCATGATGTAGATATCGTTGTACAGGTATTTCCATTCGTCTTCCGTGGGCAGGTAGCCGATAGGTCGTTCCGCCTCATAGTCGATCTCTCCCTTAACGGACTTAAGATTGAACGCCTTAGGCACGTCCCTAACAGGTAACGGAATTTTCTTGAGTGAGTCTCTCAGTTCAGCCTTAACACCATCCTTTGAGATGATGGTGATGGAGTAGAACTTGTTCATATTGCTAATGACCGTGGAGAACTCGCCTTTTCCCGGCTTGTCGGCTACCCATTTATATCCGTTTTTCAGGATATGGTCAATAATGAATAACCCGTCGAACACGAGATTATGGAAGAACGTCACGTTAGGGGCAGAAATGAGGTATGCAACATAGGCGCCAACTCCTAACCCGACCTCATAGTCCTCATAGTCGTTGACCGCCATGCTTCCCCATGACCACACACGGCAGTCAAGGGGATTAGTTGTTGTCTCGAAATCTGCGCACCTAGCGTTAGATATCGAGTGTCTTGGCATACTTGTAATACTCCATTGCCCTACCGATGGATTGCTCACCGCGCTCCATAGCAGAATCAATCATAGCGTCTGAGAGTTGATTAGACCCGTCAAGTACCCTCATTTGCATCATCATTGCGTCATACTTGAGTGCCAACTCATTCGGGAAATCGGTGTAGGCCCAGATAAACCAGAACTGTTCGTCGGACAGAGAGTTGAACTTAACACGCAACTCCTCATCCCCGATGACATCCATCATGTCATTCATATACCCACGGGCCTTAGACACCAGTTCCCTACTCGTGTACTGGCGGCGAATGTCGTCATTGCGCAGCGCGATCATCTTCGCACCCTCTGTGCCCATGAGTTGGGTGGGGGAGTAGATCTTGAGTTTCTTCATACCGTCATACGCTTCGGTACCATGCACCGGATGGGTTGGCGTCATCATCGCGCGCCGTTCCTTGACCGTCATTCCTAGCGGCTTGATAAACATATCCTGGTACTTGGCCTGTTCGGCGTCAACGCTATTGTTTATCTTGCGCACGGAGTTCACGTAGTTGCGGTATGACTGCCGGGTGACAATGGTTCCACGTGCGCCCTTATAGTAACCTACGTGCGCTTTGCGGAAATAGGCTTGCTTCTCAAGCAGTTTCTTAAGCCGATCACCTGACATCCTAGAAATGGCGTCCTTACCTACGCGGGGATCGTACTCCATTCCTGAAATGTCGATACCGTACTCACCTTTGGCCATACGCTTGATCTTACGAGTCACCAGCGACTCAGACTTCATTGCCGCCTTACGCAGCGAGATCAATTCCTCTTTGCTGTACCTCATGATGAATCCTCCCCGCCCTCCCTGCGGAGGACGGGGAGGACTCTAGCAGCCAGCGACTAGACGGTCTCAGACCAGCGTCAACTTGTAGAAGCGGTTCTTACCTGACCCCTCCTCAGTCACCCGCACCTTGAGCGGAGCGGGCCACTGGGAGGGCTCTCCCAGCAGAGTGAGGATACGCTTGGCGGCGTTGAAGATCGGCCCTGAGAACGCCTGGTAGGCGTCGCCAGAGGGGGTGATGAAGATGGTCCGCACGGCGGGCTCGATCTCGCCGGTCTTCTCATTGACGAACTCCGTGGACTCGATGACCAGATCAGCAATCTCGAACGGCTTACCGGAAAGGTCGGAAACCGGCTTGGCGTCGTTGACGGCGTTAAAAATCTTCGCCTTAGTCTCAAAATCGTCACCCTTAACGGTAGTGAAAATACCGTTAGTGGCAGACATTCCGGCAAGCGGGTTAGCGGCGGTGCTGGTGGTAATCTCGGTGCTCATTTGGTCTTCCTCCTAGAAGAGTGTCTCTTGGTTGGTCTGTTCCTCAGATTCTTGTGGTGCTGGTACCGCTAGGAACAGAGGTTTAGCGGTCCAGAAAACTAGAAGAGAAAGCATCTCCTGCTCAGTAGGCGCTTGATCGTGTGCGTATATAACTGTGATTGTATCGCGCCCCTTAGGCTTAACGTTGACCAGAACACTGTTGAAGTCAACGCGGCGGGAAACGGTACCGTATTCACATGTATAGAACGTCTCCGAAATGGTTGAGTATGCGATAACCCGAAACTTGTGTGGGTCCAGTTGCTCATCAATCGCCAACCAGTAAGAGATATTCGGGGCTAGAGTCTCATTCAACTGTTGAGCCATGTCCGCTTCCTCGGGTGATCCTCAATGTGGCCGAACTTCTCAACCAAGTTCCTAGCAGACATACCATACTGCGATGCGAACGCCTGCCTATCGGTCACCCTAGCAGGACACCCTCCAGGTACCCAGCGGCCCTCAACCTTCTCAATCACAAGGTTCCCCGACCAGAGTGGTCCCTCATGCCCCCTAATGTCCTTCTCAGACAGACCACAGTTCATAATCAATCCCTCCTGGTGAACAGATTCTATCTACAGCGTTGTCAACGGAATCGCCGGCATACACCATTTTGTTTCCGATGTATACGGTAATCACAGTTCCCGGATATCTATAATCACCTCCAATTTTTCCAGCGGCGACCTGAACTGACTGTACGCCCGATCTATCGCCGTCCCCAACCTCTCCAACCTGTGATCGCAATTCACCAGTTCCAGAAACCGTGCTGCTGCAACGAACGACCATGTTCTAAACAACTCCTCCCCATCATCTAGGATGATGAATTCTTCATTTCGTGATCTGAACATCTCTACCACATAAATCCGATAAGGAAAGCAATAGCAAGACTCAGAACAACATTCCACCAGAGCAGGAAATTGCATGCCTTATCACACGAGTCAAAGAAATTCCAAATCACTTTGCCATCCCCTTAACAATATTCACCATTTCGTCAGCCACCATCTCAGCAAGGTAACTCTCATCCTCGCCAGGGACAATCTCAAGTGAAAACACTCGCTCCCCAAACAAAGAGCGCGACCTATTAACCACTAAGAGCGCTTCGCATGACGCATCCTCAGTCCACAAGGTAAGTGACCCATCCTCAAATTCGAGTTTAGGACAATAGCCTTCAACGATCAATGCTGAAAAAACATTCATCATCGCCTTAGCGACCGTCTGTTGAATATCCATCATTCCTCCTCTCACCCTGAGGGCATTTCCCTCAGCGGCGATGACACAAATATACGAATACAGAAAACACGTGTCAAGACCAAACCATGTGATCCCGATCACTAACCGAACAGGCCATAGCAGACCGAGCGGTAAGTGTCAAGAGGAGAGAGTGAAATGTGACGCGATTCATGATGGGGTACCCCCGGGGGGTATATTATTTTTTGACAAA